GCCCCCGCCCCCGTCGCCGCCGCCGTCGCCTCCACCATCACCGTCGCCGCCGCCAGTCTCGCCACCAGTGCCGCCGCCATCATCACCACCGCCGTCACCAGCAGGCGTAGGCGCAGGCGCGTCCGATTCCGTGCAAGTGCCGCCCGTCGGGAGATAGCTAAATCCCGCGACACCAGCAGGATCTAGCGAACTGGAGTACATGCAGCCGTTGTGGCAAGCGTTGACTGAAGCTGCCGTGGAGCCGCCCTCCCATCCCAATTCCTCCGGACGGGATGAACACAGCGCGGTAAATCGACGTGTTCGAGTTTCGTACTGTGGACCGGGGCTGCTGCATGGCGTCACATATGCCGTGAAAGAGGTGGATCCAGCCGCCTTTACACCTGCGCACCAGCCGGACGAACCAGCGTTAGATTTGGCGGCCTGCGCGTTCGCTGTTGCCCATGCTGCTGCAAAGGCCAGCCCCTGATCGGCGCAGCTGCTGTCCAAGACGGACGGGCTTGTAGAACACGTCATGTCCTGGGCCAACGCCTGCGAGCCGACTAGCAGAGGGGCGAGTACCAGCAAAGCGCTGGCGATCAGTAGCGCGAGGCATCGCCGCATCATTTAATCACCGAAGGCAATGTAGAGCGCGGCACTGCCGACGCAGAGAACGAATAGACCGAGCATCGCGTTTCCCCATAGAAAGGGGCCGGATTGCCCGGCCCCGTGTTACGGCGATCAACCGAAGATCGCGCCCTTGATCCACTTGAAGCCGACCGAGATTGCAGCCGGTGCGAGCTTGGCGGCGCCGATGGTGCCCAGGACAGCGGCCAGTGAGGCCAGAACGGTCAATGCGGCGGTTGCGTCGAGTTCCATGGTGTTCCCCTTCGTTAGTTTCGGATGGTTCTGCCTATCTGCTTGTATGCCCACGCCACGGCGAAACACACCGCAACCATGGACAGGATTCCCGACACCTCGGCAGTGGTAAGTGCGGGAATATCGGTGCGCGGCACGAATCCAGCCTGCTCACAGGTGCCGGTCTGCTGGTTGAATTGCAGGCATTCGTAGACGTACCGCGCCATGACTTAGGCCTGCGCTGCCGGGCGCGGTGCAGCCTTCTGCAGCGGGCGCAGAACCGTGAACTTGCTCAGGGTTGCAACACCCTTGTTGACCTGCAGCATGGCCGGGACGTCGAGCTCGTACTCGCCCGCTTGATAGCCCGGCTGACCCTTGTCCAGGCGCACATCGAACGGATAGGCGAAACCGTCCGCCTCCAGCTTGGCACGCTGCTTGCGGGTGGTGAATTCAACGTTCTCGTTGCGGTCGTTGGTGAAGCTTCCGCCACGCTCGTTGATCTGCGAATCCAGTACGGTGACCTTGATCATTTCGTTACCCCTTTGAGGTTGGTTGTACGGCCGCGATTTCGGGCCAGAGCGCTGCTGTGTCACCTGTGACCCACTTCGGCAGCGATGGCGAAGTGCAGGATTCGATTACCGACCGCAGGGACTGATCGTCCGGGCAGTTCTTGGCGATGAAATTGAGGGCCGCGCCGTACTGGCGGCGGATGTGGCGCCGAACGCTCTTCCAAGTCGCTTCAACAGCGGCTTTCGTGATTTCGATGCGCGTGGCGACACAGCGCAGAAAGGACAGGACCGGATAAGCCCCGAGCAGGTAGGAGGCCGGATCCCGCAGAATGTCGAGCGGCAGTTCCTTGCGCTTGGAGTTGCGGAACTGCGCCTCATAGCGCACCCACGGCGAACTCTTGTCGCCTTGTTCCCTGCCCTTCTCGTAGACGCGCAGTTGCTTCTCCGACTTCTTGCCGCCCACATAGAACGTCTTGCCGTCGCCGCTGTCGTAGTCGTCCACCAGCTGAGCCTTGGGGCGCTGACCACGGTTGTCGAAGTCGCCATTGGCGTACCACTTCTGTGCCATGCGCAATGGGTAATCGCCCACCAGGTCATCGGCGCACACATCGACACGGGTGATCCTCCCGGCGCAGCTTTCGAGCTTCGCTCGAAGCTCCAGCCACCGCTGCGCATGGCCGCAGCGCGCTGCGCTAATCGCCTTGCATCCATCACCGGTTAGCTCGATGCGGGCGGTATACGTACCATCTGCGCGGCGGCACTCTTCGCCACCCAGTTCGATCATCCCGACGAACTTCTTGGCCGCGTCGATGATCTTGATTCGCCACGTGTAGAAGCGGCCGCCGCCGGCCGTTTCATCCAGTTCAAGACCCAGACCGGCGAAGAACCAGCAGAACACCTGCAAGGCCGCAATGCGGGCGTTGTCCGGGGAGAACTCGATCCACTGGCGGACCTCTTCGAAACTGTCGCCATCACGGAACGCGACTTCGTCCAGCGCTGCGCGCAGATCAATGGAAGCGGAGAACCAGTCAATGCCGACCGTCAGGGTTCCCTCGGCGTTCCTGAATTCACTGACTCCCCTGTTAGACGAGGGGAGTCCCGACCCGGCCAGCACCGCGCGATCACCGGCCATTGGCCACCCCCAGCGGAAGCATCAGCGGCAACTGATCCACGTTGCTCCACTGGTCGGCCATTGCATCGGCAATGCCCTGGAACGTGCGGGAACGCTCCTTCCAGCGATCCGGCCCTGGGGCCATGCGATGAACGCGCTCTTCGCGGCCCTCCACGATGTTGGTCGGCACCAAGTGAGGGAGATTGATGAGCCACAGGCAGGTGGTCTTGCGTTCGCCGTGGCCGAACTGCCACGGGTGGATCACCTGCGACGTAGGCGCGATACGGCTAGCCACGATGGAAATGGGCTGCTCCAGGGCAATGCGCGGAACCGGAGCGTTGAGCAGCAGGCGAACGAAATCCAAGGCCTCGGCCTGCTCCTTCTGCTTGTCCTTGAACCAACGCGCACCGGACACGGCCAAGTGCGTGCAGGGTGGATGGGCGATCAGCAGATCCCAGCCGTCACCCAGGACGTCACGCACGTCGCCCTGATAATGCGGGCCTGGCCTTTCCGTGGGAAGAAGATCACAGGACATGGCTTCGACGCCGCGGCTACGCAGCGCGTCACGGACGCGGCCCGAATATTCGCAAGCGACGAGAGCCCTCATGGGGCGATCAACGGCCATGGCCAGCCCCCTTTACTCGCAGCACGAACACGAGCGCCCAGTACAGGATCGTCAGCAGAACGCCGCCGATCAGAACCGCCACCAACGGATCGCGCAGGAGTTCACCCATGACGGCCCCCATGGCGTCGAGACTGATAGCGGTCTTCGTCCTGAGCGGACCAGCCCGAGGCGGCCAGTTCGGCGCGTGCCTGGGCGACGATGGCCGCTTCCTTGGCACGTTGGACGGCGGCACGATCACGCCGGTCCAGCAGCCACGACACGATGCGAGCGGCACCGATGCAGACGGCTGCAATGGCCACCAGCAGCACGAAGGTAATGAGCGGATCGATCATCCCTGTCCCCTGCCCCAAGCCCCAAGAGAACCCGCCAGCGGCCTTAGGGTGCCGGTGGCGGGTGTTAGGTGATTCACCTAACGGGGACGGAGTAAAGTAGATTGCCTAACCCCTGTCAAGAGGTTTCACCACGTGAACCGCCAAGAAGTTCTCATCAGCCGCGCCCTGAACAAGGCGCGCCTCAGCAGCTACGGGGCACTGGCAAAGAAAATGGGCGTGTCCGCAGCCACCATGTCGCAGTGGCGCAGCGGGACCAGCAAGCTGTCTGATGAGCGGATCACCGAGCTATCTGAGCTCGCGGGGGACGACCCCGGTGTGTGGTTGCTTGCGATGATGGCCGAGGAATGCAACATCGGGCCGCTGCGCAAATCGCTGGAACGAATTGTGACGAAGGTCGGCAAGGGTGTGGCGATGGCGCTCGCCCTGGGTGTTGCAACTCTGCCCTTGTCGGAAAGTGCAAAAGCCTCGCAGATTCAACGTCTTAGCGGCGTCGAGGGTGACAGTATGTATATTATGTTCTAG